ATGTTGATGTTGGCTTGGTCTTATAAATTCAAATTAGCAATTCCTAAAAAACAAGAAAAGGCGGACTTTGTAGGAGGATTATCAAGATTACTAAAAGTAGGATATTCAAAGTCAGTATTAAAACTCGATTATTCTTCACTATACCCATCCATCCAATTAGTTCACGATGTATTCCCTGATTGTGATGTTACAGGTGCGATGAAAGGAATGTTATCTTATTTTAGAAATACTCGTATTATGTATAAGAACTTAGCGGGAGAATGGTATGAAAAAGATAAAAAGAAATCATTATCATATGACCGTAAACAATTACCTATTAAGATTTTTATTAACTCAATGTTTGGAGCGTTATCTGCACCACAAGTATTTGCTTGGGGGGATATGTTTATGGGAGAACAGATTACTTGTACGGGAAGACAATATCTTAGAATGATGATTAAGTTCTTTATGAAAAAGGGTTATACACCACTGGTAATGGATACTGATGGGGTCAATTTTTCAAAACCTGATGGAGTTGAGAATAGAGTTTACATTGGTAAAGGTAATAATTGGAAAGTTAAAAAGGGTAAAGAGTATAAAGGTGATGACGCTGATGTTGCAGAATTTAACGATATGTTTATGAGAGGTGAGATGGCCTTAGATACCGATGGAACTTGGCCTTCTTGTATTAATCTTGCTCGTAAAAACTACGCGGTTATGGATGCCAAAGGTAAAATCAAATTAACTGGTAACACAATTAAATCAAAAAAACTTCCACTATATATTGAAGACTTTTTAGATAAAGGGGTTAAATACTTACTTGAGGGTAAAGGTCAGGAGTTTGTTGAGTGGTATTACGAGTATCTATCCAAGATTTATAATAAAGAAATCCCACTAATGAAAATCGCCCAAAGAGCAAAAGTAAAACTTAGTATGGATGATTATATCAAAAGGTCAAAACAAAAAACAAAGGCGGGTGGTGATATGTCGATGATGGCTCATATGGAATTGGCAAGACAACATAAGTTAAATGTTAATTTGGGTGATGTTATATACTATGTTAATAACGGAACAAAGGCTTCAGAGGGGGATGTTCAGAAGATAACAAAAAAGTTAACTAAGAAACAAATAACAGAACTTGAGGCTGCGGGTAAAAAAGTACCTGAACCAACAAAAGAAATTCAAATTAATTGTTATATGTTAGACGCAAAAACTTTAGAAAACAACCCAGGTATGACAGGTGATTATAATGTGGCAAGAGCGGTAACAACATTTAATAAAAGGATTGAGCCATTACTTGTAGTTTTTAAGGATGAGGTTAGAGAAAGTTTACTTGTTGACAAACCTGAAGATAGAGGGTTATTTACAAAAGACCAATGTGAATTAATTAATGGACACCCATTTGAACCTGAAGACCAAGATTCTTTAGAAGAAGTTTTAAAATTATCTGAAGGGGAAGTTAAGTATTGGGAGAAAAGAGGTATTGACCCTAACTATATGTATGAATTGGCTGATGAAGGGTGGGAAGAATACATTTAATCCAACTTAATACCATCGGACGAAATTATATACCAATTGTTTTCAATTAAAACCATCTCAACACAAGCACCTTTACTTATATTAAGTTCATCATAGTACTCATCTATCTTTCCGATAGATGGGGTTATGGTAACATTTGTTAATACTTTAATAATAATATGGTCTGATTTAGAATTGTCTAAAACCAAATTACAATGTTCTGTATTTTTGATTAAAATTAAATCTTCACCATTTGTAGTATACGAAGATTCGGTTACAACTTTTTTTAAAAACTCAGGCACTAACGGAATAAGTTTCTCAAAATATTCAATCTCTTTATGTTGTTTAATATTATAGGTTTTATCACCAATTTTTTTTCTAACCAAAGTCGATTTTATCATATCACATAAATTTGTCTTGGCATTGCGGTAAATTTCTTTTGTTTGTTTAAGTTTTCCGCAAGTAACGCTTCACGTTCCATTACTTTTTCAGGCCTTAATCTTGTTAATCTACCTTCCGCACCGGTTAATTCCTCAATTAGTTTAGATTTTTCATCTTTTGCCTCAGTTGACAATGATTGATAATCCATTGTTAATTCAGAATCAGGAGTTTTTAAATTACCACTATATTTTCCTCTTACCTTTGATAAGGTTTCTTTACAATAAGCAATAAACCATCTTCTTACCCACTGTTGAGCGGGATTATTTAAATCCGTCCATCCAATTTTATCAAATGGAACATCTGATGGTAATCTAATAATGTCAGGATTGTCTTTTAAACATTTATCTCTATCGGCACCTTCCGCTTCATAATACCAATACCAAACTTTACCTTTAGTTAAAGTACCGTTACCAAAATCAAATTTACCACCCGGGGTATTCATTAAATGAATCGCTTTTTTACCATCAGGTAATGCAGTAACTCTATATGTTAAATCACCGGCAATAATTCTTCTTTGTATGTTAATTTCTTGCATTCTTAGTAACATATCAAAAGCAGGCATCATAAAATATCCTCCGGCAGTGTTACCCATTTGAGCAAGTCCTCCACCACCTCCAAGTCCTCCGCCAGCACCTAGCGCTCCAAAAGACCAAGGGTCAAACATAACATTATTTAATGTTGCGGGACTAAACCACAATAACTCGTTTAACTCTCTATTTGCAGGAATTTCATAAATTTGCTGTCCCTTAACTAATTGTATGTAGTCTTTTTTAAGAACAGAGTCTCCTCCTGCCTGTAACCCAACAATTTTTGAATAAGCGTAGGTATATCTTTGTTCGTAATCTAAACTTTTTGTTGTAAATGCTTTAGATAAAGATTGAGTATCTAAATTTAAATTATAAAGTGATGTCCATTGAGATTCAATTAACCAATCTTGAACATATTGTGAATAATCGTCTATTGAGAATTCCAATAGAGTGTCCATTTGTTCATCCTCTAATTCAATAGACCTTAAAGGTGCTCCCAATAAGTGTCTAACTTTACGATATAAATCGCTTCTTTCTGGTTCTGCAATGATTGACATAATTGTGTTCTTTATATATAAATATCAATCTATCTTAAAAACTAAATCACTCTTATTTAAGACAAAATTTCCCTCAATAATTTCGGTATTTGAATTATCAAACACATATATTTTTTTTCTATTTGTGAATATTAACCAATCTGTATCATATTCCTTAACGCCACCAGTTTCGATAAAAATAACTTTATCCCCATCAACTTTAATATCTTTAAAAGGTTTAACCTGAACAGTCTTTTTACTTCCATTATAAATAATTTCACAATCAACTCCTTGTAATGTATCACTAAGATTACCAATACTAGCAATCTTTTTAACATTATCATTACCAAGTCTTTCTTTTAATTTTTTAACAACATAGTCTTCGTTAGTATCGCCAAACCCACCTGTCTTTTTAACCGTATCCATCAAAGCTTTAAATGTAGATGATTCGGGATTAAAGATTCTATTTTTAAAGTAAGTTATTGCGTTTAACAATCTTGTAAGTTGTTCCTCATTGTTTTCAACATTAAATGTTATTGGTCTTTTCTTCATTGTGAAAAGAACTTTATTTATGTCGTTAACTAAGATACAAAAACAGGTATAATTTGTATTAACTCTATTAAATATTGAACGACCGGGTTCTCCCATAAAATCGTATAAACCTCTTAATGTTCCCGGAGCATATTCATTTCTTTTATAATAGTTGTCAGGAAATACCTCTGATAAAGTTTTCTCAATCCACTCATTAAAATCTTTCTTAATATTTGGGTACTTGTTAAATAACTCTCTATAAAAAGAGTTTTCTCTTGTACTACATTTTTCGTCTACCGATTCTGACAAAATAATTCTTCTAAAATAATTTTCGTTTAATGTTGTTTTGGTCTTCATCTCATACATTTTGTTAACGAATTCCCAATTAACAAAATCCCAAAAACCCTTAATATAATCGTCTCTTTTATTTTTATATTTTAAATAATAAGCATGTTCCCATAAATCTAAACCTAGTAAAGGGTAACCACCTCTTTTAATAACATTCATTAGTGGGTTATCTTGATTCGGGGTTGACATAATTTTTAATCTTCCCTTTTTGGTTAAAACAAGCCACACCCATCCTGAACCAAATCTTTTTTGTGCAACATCTTCAAACCTTGATTTAAAGTTTTTAAATGATTCAAAATGTTTGTTTATTTTTTCTAATAATTTTTCTGAGGGGTTTTGTTTTTTTGGGGATAACATCTTCCAAAATAAGGCGTGGTTAAAGGCGCCACCCGCGTTATTTCTAATAACTTTTGGAAATCTACTTATTGATTTTACAATTTGTTCAAGTTCCAAATCACCATAATCTTTTTTGGATAAAACGTCATTCAATTTTTTAACATAACCTTTATAATGTTTGTTATAATGAACATCCATTGTTTCGGAATCAATGAATTGTTTTAAAGAGGAATAAGAATAGGGTAATTTTTCAATACCGATTTTTTTCATTTCGGTTAATAAAAAATCCTTACTTTCAGACTTTTGTATTTGTTCTAATAAAACAGATGTTTTTTCTAATATACTTCTCACAAAATGATTATTTTAACATAAATATCCTGTATTTACCATATTTTCAGAGTCTAAAATAAATTTGGTAGATTAGAAAACATTTCATATCTTTGTATTATGAAAACATTATTATTATTTATAACCATTTTATTCGGTATATCAGTATATTCTCAATCGTATAAAGACACATCTTTAAATGTGAGAATATTAAGAATGGATAATTATGATTCGTTAAAATTACAAAAACATTCTAAATTTATTAAAGAAAAATTCGGTTATAAAGTAATTTTACCCGATAACACAATTAAAAGTGAAGATTACTTAACGATAAGTAATTCTTTTATTGATGTTATTAAATTACTTCAAAATATGTATTGTTATGAAATAACTATTGTTTTTACAAATAATCCTTTATATGAAAGTCCCATATCTTTAAAAGGGGCAACAGATTACGAAAGAAAGGTAATCATTATTGATGGTAATTTAGATGACATTAATTTAGTTATAATTCATGAGATTGGTCACGTCTTAGGAATACATCATTGTGAAAATACTGATTGTATAATGTTTGATAATGCGGTTAAAGAAGAATTTTGTAATAAATGTTTATCTATTTTTAATAGATAAAATATTTATTAACATATGGAAGAAAAAAAATTTATTAGTGAATTACATAGAATGAAATACCTATTTTCTCATGAGAGAGGTGTGGTTATTTCTGAACAAACAAAAATACCCCAACAATTACCAGATTCATCGAAAAAACCCTCTAATAAAACTGTTACTAGTCAAGAGACAACTAGTACTAAAAAAGAAGGTAGTGAGACCGTTATATCTAAAACAAGAACTGAAAAAATAAAATTATCAGAAAGGTTTACCGCAACTTATGATGAAAATAGTGATGACCCAAACCTGTTTTTAAATAGTGCGTATCAAAAAATAATTGATAGGTTAAATCAAGAAAATCCTGAAAAGTTATCAATATTAATTACAAAGGCAAATATAATCGGAACCGCAAGTAATCAATGGGGTGGTCCAACAAAATATGATTCTGATAATAATTACAAATATTTAGGCGGAGAACAGCCTCAAACACCCACTGAAGTTACTTTAGATGGTAGAACAATTAAATTTAACAAAAATTATGGTCTAAATAAAACTTTAGCAAATAAAAGAGCGAATAATTTTTGGACTAAACTACTAGTTAAATTACAAACCCCACCTGTTAATCCTCCCGAAAAACCAATAATTAAGATGGGTGCTGACGTTACCCCAACTATAAGTCAAATGGTTGTCAATACAGGGGGTCAAAACGATGATGTTAGAGTTCAACAAAAATACCCAAATCCGGGACAAACAGTTTTAATTGATTTAGAATTTGTTTATGAAAAAACGAAGACGGAAATCGAAAGGCTTCCTGTAAATATTGAAGAGACTTCAATTAGAACCTCAACTCATTGGTGTGATGGAACTGATGGAACCGGGTTTGTCGGAAATTTGGACGCAAAAAAATATTGTTTAGGTAAAAGGGATAAGTCAGCGGATAAAATGAATGGTGCTTTTAATACATCTAAACCCAATAATAAATCCACTGAAACTTCACCAAGAATCAAGAGAGTTCCTGTGGGAGTATCAAACCCAGCAAGTGTTAAAGGTATTAATATATCTGACGTTGATTGGACTAAATCTCAAGTAACTACTATTATGGAATACCCTAATATGGTATCAACTGAACACGATTACATATTTCGTTATGAAATGGATTACGGTATTTGGGAGTTTTTTTGGCAAGATTTTAAAATCACTACAATATCAAGAACTCCAAAAAAAGGTCTTGATTGGATTGCCAGTAAGGTAAAAGATGTTAAAGGTGTTTCACCTGGTGCAATAAAGAATATCTTATCTGATACAAATAGCAAATTTTATATACAAGAATTATTAGTTTGTATGAATTTAAAGAAGAGTGGTGGAGACGCTTATAGAAAATCTTTTGATTATTATGTTAAACCTTATATTTAGTAGAATTAATTTTATTCATAATCTGTTCGACAATATCTCCCTTATCTAAATTATCCCCCATTACGGTTTCAATAATAGACTTCTTTGAGTTTACAATATCATATATTGAACCCTCAATAGTATTTTCAAATATTGGGTAATAAACAAGAACATTATTTTTTTGACCATATCTATACGCCCTATCCTCCGCTTGAGATAAGTCTCCCGGCACAAATGATAAATCGTTTATGATTACAGATTCAGCTGCGGTTAAAGTTAAACCAACTCCCGCCGCTTTAACATTACCAACAAATACTTTTATTTTATCGTTTTCTTGGAATTGGTCAACCGCATATTGTCTTTGTGGTTTAGAAGAACTTCCATCTAATCTTACCGCCTGTTTACCAAAATGGTCGGCAATTCTATTTAATGTGTCTGTAAAGTTTGTGAATATGATAACTTTCTTTTCTTGGTCGATTATGTTTTGAGTGAGTTCAATTGTGTGTTGTATTTTTTCTTCAGCAATTACTTGTCTTACTTTCATAAGTTTTGTAAATTGAATTGTTAAAGATTTTGATTCCTCACTCTTAGTTCTATACCAATCAAAATACTCACCCATTAGTCCTTCATAAAGTTTTGATTTTAATCTTAAATAAACAGGGGTAATAATCTTTTCAGGTAAATCCAATACTTCCGTTTTCAATCTTCTTAAAACTTGTTTTGAAGTTCTATCTCTTAATTCTTCTAAGTTAGATGCTCCTGACACATTCCAAATCTTTCTGTTACCGGCCTTAAACTGATATCCTTGACAATATCTAATAGCATATGCCATCCAATTCTGTGCGACAGGGCTCTCAATTAATTGAAGTAAATTAAAATAATTCATTGGTCTATTTGTCATTGGAGTTCCTGTTAATAACCAAAGTCTATTCGCCTTCTTAGAAAAATGATTTACAAGTTTTGTTCTTTGAGCCTGACCATTTTGAATGTAATGGGCTTCATCTATGATAATCAAATCAGGATTTAACTTACCAATCATCGAGTTTTCTTTATCCTTTAAATCATAGAAATTTTTTAAGATGTCATAATTCACAATAATAAAGTCGTGGTCTAATGAAAAGTTTTTACTTTCACAAATAAAAATACTTCTATCGGTGTAATTTCTAATTTCTCTTTCCCAATTTATTTTTAAAGATGCTGGACAAATAATTAAAATCTTTTTTGCCCCACTCTCAATCGCTGCGATTGTTGCTGAGGTAGTTTTACCAACACCCATATCGTCAGCTAATATAAATCTTTTAGAACCAACCAATTTTTCTATCGCCTCTTTTTGATGATTTAACGGTGGTCTATGAGAATATTTAAAGTAGTCAATTTCGACCACTTTAGTTGTGTGAGTTTTTAGTAAAGCCCCTTTAGGTAACCAAAAATCATGTATAGTTTCTCCTGAAAATACTTTACCCCAAATGTGATAAGATTTTTCTTTTTCTGTCAATAACTTCTCCACCCAAACCTCAGTCGGTATTTCAGTATATAATTTCTCATCCGCAATTTTCTTTGCGAAGTAGGGGTCTAAATCAACCCACTTCTTAGCAACCTTTGGAGTTTTGTTGTGGTTATTAATTATATATTCTGATTGAGAACGAGTTGGATAAAACTTTTTGTTAGTTAGTTTTTGTTGTTTTAATTTTAAGATATAGTTATTCGCGCCTTCATACGAATCCAATATGGATAAGGCATTATGTTCGATAAGATTATTTGTCAGACCTGAAGTCACAATATCATAATAAACTTTGTTAAAACAAAAATAAGAAGTATTTATAAATATGTCAAATAATAAAGTTCCAATAACAAGAGTTGGTAAGTTTTTTGGTAGAGAAGATTTCGATTTGGATATCTCAATGGGTGAAGAATGGTTACACGGGGATATGAATTTTACTTTGGTATTATACAGAGTAGATAGAATGAAAACAAAAACCGATGATGTGTATGGTGAGACCGTAGAAGATGGTATTAAGTTTTTACCCCCTGTTGAGTTTAAAGGTTATGTTCAAATTATGGCGCCTGAAAATAAAAATCTTGGTAATAGTAAAATAAATCAATTTGAACCAGGTAATTTAAAAGTTTCTGTTTATCAAAAACATTTGGATGAGTTGGGTATTGATATTAGTTTTGGAGACTACATTGGATATTACGAAACTGAAAGTAGAGTTAGGTACTATACCGTGAATAATGATGGTAGAGTTGTGTCTGACAATAAACATAATTACGCGGGAACAAGACCTTATTATAGAACAATAATGGCTTCTGCGGTTGTTAATAACGAGTTTAGAGGTTTATAAAATAATGCCGTTACCTAAAAAAATAAAAAAAAACATACCGTTAACCGAATCTAAAATTCTTTTAGAAAGAAGAAAAGAATTGGTTGATAAAATCAATCAGGACGGTACTTATCTTCCTAAGAGTTTATTACATGCTGATTTAGATGGGGGGTTTTTAGATTTTGTAAAAAATGATTTAAAATTGGTTGTTACGGGGAAACTTGTACCAACTGTTGATGTTATAATGACAACTCAGAATTGGGCACAATTTACCGAAACTTGGAATTTCCAAAATATAGATAAAAATGCAGAGCCACCTTTCGTAACAATAATAAGAAATCCTGAAGTTAAGTATGGTAGTAACCCGTTAATCTATACAATACCAAATAGAAGACAATATTTTTATGCACAAGTTCCTACTTGGGACGGCCAAAGAGCCGGAATGGATATTTACAAAATACCACAACCAGTTCCTGTCGATATAACATACTCTGTTAAAATAGTTTGTAATAGAATGAGGGAATTAAACAAGTTTAACCAAATTGTTTTAGAAAAATTTTCGTCTAGACAATCATACGCTAATATAAAAGGACACTATATTCCTATAATAATGAACAACATTTCTGACGAATCTGTTATGGATGTTGAAAAAAGAAAATATTATATTCAGAGTTATGAATTTACTATGTTAGGTTTTTTAATTGATGAAGATGAGTTTGAGGTTTCTCCTGCGGTAACAAGAATATTACAAATTTATGAGGTTGATAAAAAATCATTTAGTAGAGGAAAGAAAAATGAATCCGAAGAAAAACCAACAACAATGAACTTTCTATTTGTGACCGGGAATAACACACTTGTTGAAAAATTTTATTATACCTCAAATATAAAGATTGGTAATACTACAAATATAAATTTAGAAAATGGATATTCCGTTTATATTAATAATAATTATTACGGGGATGACGTTGTGGAAATTCAAATCAATACCAACGATGTTCTAAAAATACAGGTTAATAAAACCGACATTACTTTAGATTCTAATATAGAATTATTTATTGATTACATTTAATTTTCGCCGTAAATATCCTTTTTTTCTTTACACTTCTCAATAATAAGTTTTTCTAAAAATCTATACATTTTAATACCATTTTTTTCACAATAAGTTTTAAGTAGTTCGTGTACTTCTACCGTTATCTTTAAATTCTTTATTTTTTTATTGTTAATCGACATAAGATAAAAAAGGCAGAATTTATTCTACCTAATTTATAAATACTATGAATAAAGTAAAGAACTTTGTTATTTTTTGTAATATTTATCTATAATAAATAAAAAAATTAAATTTAAAAAGAATAATGGCATCTAACAGTAAAGTATTCGTATCTCCTGGGGTTTACACTTCAGAAGTTGATTTAAGTTTTGTGGCACAAAGTGTTGGTGTTACAACTTTAGGAATCGTTGGTGAAACCTTAAAAGGACCGGCTTTTGAGCCTATCTTCATTAGAAATTATGATGAGTTTTCATCGTATTTTGGAGGTACTTCACCTGAAAAATTTATAAACACACAAATCCCTAAGTATGAGGCATCATATATTGCTAAGGCTTATTTACAACAATCAAATCAATTGTTTGTAACAAGAGTTTTAGGATTGTCAGGTTATGACGCGGGTCCTTCTTGGACTATCTCAACTAAAGCAAATGTTGACCCTTCTACAGTAACTCTTTGTTATAGTTCAGTTACGGACATTAATATTTGTAGTGGTCAAACAAATCCTTGTGACCCTTGTTGTGTTAGTTATGAGATAATACCTTATTTGTTTGAGTATACCGGATGTACTAACAATGTGGACTCAATTATATTTGACGAAATTAATATACCGGACGAAATTTTATCAAAATTAAATTTACCATACGAAAGATTTGACGGAACTCAATCGAGTTTATCTGAAAATATTAAATCTCAGATATTTGATATTATTAATGACGAATCTTTAGTAACCCCTAAAGGATTGGAAAGTTCATCAGTTTATTATTATGGTGTTGTGTCAGGAGACACATATGACTATATAAAAAGTCTTGGTTTTAGTGCTGAAACAAATGTTTTTGATGTTGATGATGTTAATTCAGAAACAGCTAATTACTCCGACCCAAATAACGACCCTTGGTATTATGCGTTATTCGATAATATCGGTAGCGGTAATTATACTGGTTATTCTTTTTATTCATTAGTTAATGCGACTCAAATTATAACAGGGTCAACAACAACAACTTCAACCTCAACAACAACCACAACAACCAATCCTTGTAATCCTGTTACCCCAACAACTACAACAACTACTACTCAGAAACCTGTTTATTGTTATACTGGAGAGGTTTATGGTCATATTTTTGTATATAAAGGAAAGGCTTATTTAGATTACGATGATTTAGTAATTGCAACTTTACGTTCAAGAGGTTTGGCAACATACTCTGAAGATGACGGAGCGGTCTATGAAGTTAGCGGATTAACTCAGGTAACTATAAATTGTAATGGAGTTTATTCAGGAGTAACAAAAAACCCTTATTCAACATTTGGACTAAATATAACAAATAAAGATGGTAAATCTTTCTTCTTTGAGACATCGTTTTCAAATTCAGATTCTAAATATATTTCTAAAGTATTTGGAACTTCTAATTTTGGAAAACCTAGAAGTGAAACTCCTTTATTCGTAGAGGAAAATTTCCAAGCGTTATTAAATTACTCTTGGAGAAAAGGTTTTATAAGAGGTTTAAGTTGTGATTTAACCGCATTACCTAATGCCAGACAAGGTTCTGACCCAACTTCAATTGCTTGGTATTTGGAAAGATATCAATCACCAACCTCTCCTTGGGTTGTTTCTGAATTAAGAGGTAACAAAGTATTTAGATTATTTAAATTCACCACAATTTCAGATGGTAACGCCGCTAATACTGAGGTTAAAATATCTATCGCAAATATTTCATTTAACAATGGAACATTTGATGTTATAGTTAGAGACTTTTTTGACACGGACGCAGCTCCTATTGTATTAGAAAAATTCACAAATTGTAGTATGAACCCTGAAGATAATTCATTTATCGCCAAAAAAATAGGTACTTTAGATGGAGAGTTCCAATTAAACTCAAGATATATTATGATTGAGATTAATGAAGATGCTCCAATAGATTCTTTACCTTGTGGTTTTGAGGGGTATCAATTTAGAGAATATGCCGGTGTAAAATCACCATTCCCGATTTATAAAACTAAATATGATTTCCCTGGTGAAATTGTTTATAATCCTCCATTTGGTTTAGCGTCAGGTGCGGATGACGCAATTAGAAGTTCAGGTGATAATGTTAGAAGAACTTATTTAGGTATTTCTGACACTATTGGTCTTGATTTGGATTTCTTCACATACAAAGGAAAACAATTACCATTAAGTGTTTGTACAGATATTACGGGTGATGAATGGTTTTTTAAAACAAGAGGTTTCCATATGGACAAAAACGCGGCTAGTATTACTATTACTGATGGGTTTACAACGAGTGGTACTCCGGCGTTTTTTGTTGGTTCTGCTGAATTTGATTCTGACCCTCAAGAAGAGTCAAACCCTTATTATAGATTATTCGCTCGTAAATTCTCATTATTATGTGCCGGCGGTTTTGACGGATGGGATATATACAGAGAATCAAGAACTAATACTAATAGATTCGTTTTAGGTCAATTAGGTTATAGAAATGGAGCTTGTCCTTCTCAAAAATACCCAACATCAACAGGGTGGGGAGCATTTAAACCAATAACCGTAGGAGACAACACTCAAGATTGGGCAAATACCGATTATTATTCGTATCTTTTAGGACAAAGAACTTTTGCAAATCCTGAAGCAGTTAATATCAACGTATTTGTAACACCAGGTATTGACTATGTTAATAATTACAGTTTAGTCGATAGAGCAATCGATATGATTGAAAACGATAGAGCGGATTCATTATATATCTGTACAACTCCTGATTATAATATGTTTGTTCCTACTGTTGGTGACCAATTAGATTTAATATATCCACAAGAGGCGGTTGATAACCTTGAAGATTCTGGAATTGACTCTAATTACACCGCAACTTATTATCCTTGGGTATTAACAAGAGACACCGTTAATAACACTCAAATTTACATACCGGCAACCGCTGAAGTAACTAGAAACTTAGCGTTAACCGATAATATTGCTTTCCCTTGGTTCGCGGCCGCTGGTTACACAAGAGGTTTGGTAAATGGTATTAAGGCTCGTAAAAAGTTAACACAAGAGGATAGAGATGTGTTGTATAATGGTAGAATTAACCCAATCGCAACTTTCTCAGATGTTGGAACTGTAATATGGGGTAATAAAACTTTACAGATTAGACAGTCCGCACTTGATAGAATTAATGTGAGAAGATTGTTATTACAAGCTCGTAAATTAATATCTGCAGTATCGGTTAGATTATTGTTTGAACAAAACGACCAAAAAGTAAGACAAGATTTCTTAGATGCGGTTAATCCAATATTAGACGCGATTAGAAGAGATAGAGGTTTGTATGATTTCCGTGTAACAGTTTCTTCTGACCCAGCGGATTTAGATAGAAACCAAATGACAGGTAAAATTTATATAAAACCAACCAAATCTTTAGAGTTCATAGATATCACATTCTACATAACTCCAACAGGAGCGTCTTTTGAAAATATCTAATATTTATAACAAATTGGGGGGAGTAAAGTCCCCCTAATTTTTAATAGTAAAAATATGAGAAAAAAAATTGACGAATCATTCCAAGATTATATACCAGTAATTATAGGTAGTATAGGTACGATATTTGCAATTAAACAATTTGGAATGAAAATTTTAGGTAAAATTTTTAACTCGATATTGGACTCGTTTGGTAAAAATTTTTGCACAAAATCCTTTAAATTTTTTTTAGAATTAATAAAGAATTCACCAGAAAAAGTAATTATAGAATATAAAAAATTCGATGATTATTATCAAATATCTTTAGATTTACAAGATAAATCATTTATGAATGAAGATTTTGACGTTAATTCTTTAGAACCTTCAGACCTACCGGCATTAATTAAAATATATAGTAATGGTAAAATAGACTTTAAGTGTGTGTATGAAATAGTTAGTTTTGAATATGGTGGAGAGATTTATTCGGAATTAGAAGGGTTTATTCGTAAATATGGTAAGGAAAATAAAAAATTAAGAGACCAAAACGAATTAATTAAAATTAGGGAAATATTGAATAGTGTTTTACCAAGTGTTACTGAAAATGGTTTGACACAAGAAAAAATTATCAACATGTTACAGAACATGGATAGTAATTTATTGGAAAAATTATCTAATGAATTGTCTCAATTTTTTGATATTTCACAAGAAGATATTAAAAAAATTATTATAAATTCATCAAACATCAATTTAAAATTTAATGAAGGGTTGATTTATGGTGTTTTCGCAAAAGAATTGTATAAAAATATTTTAGCTTATATAGAAAAAAATAATTTAAATGAAAGTATTTTACCGGTAATTAAAGAAGAAATTAATAGAATTAAAAGTTTATTTAAATATAAAATATAATTAATACCGATATTTATTAATATGTCAATTAGAAATATAATAAAAAATGTTTTACATGAAGAGGTAAAACAAAAAAAATTAAAATTGTTTGCGTTAGATTGGGATGATAATATTCTGAGAATGCCAACAAAATTATATGTTAAGACTGATGATGGGGACTCTGTTGGAATGTCTACTGAGGATTTTGCCATTTATAGAGAAAAAATTGGGAAGGAACCCTTTGAATTTGAGGGTAAAACTATTGTTGGATTGGATAACAATGCGTTCAGAGACTTTACTCGTTCAGAAAGTTTTTTAGATGATACTGAAAAGGCAATTAGAAAAAATAGAAAATCCCCAAGTTTTGTATCCTTCAAAAAAGCCTTAATAAAGGCAAGTCCATTTTCAATTATAACTGCAAGAGGTCACGACCCAGAAGTAATTAAACAAGGAGTTAAAAGATTTATTGAATTGGTTTTATCACCCGAAGATAAAGAAAGAATGATTAACAATATAAAAAACGTTTTGAGTTTTGAAGACCGAGACAAATTTTATAAAGTTGACCGAAGTAGTGACGAACAATTATTAGATATTTACTTAGATTATAAAGGAAGATATTATCCTGTTTCTTCAAAAGAATTCGGAAGACAATTTAGATTAGATTCTGCAAAAGGAGCATCTAGTCCAGAACAATCTAAAAAAATAGCATTGTCAGATTTCTTAGAACAGGTTTATAATGAAGTTGGTGATTTAATTAAAAGCGGTAAATACGGACCTATCTCTTTAGGTTTTTCAGACGATGACCCAGGGAATGTTAGAAGTATGATAAATCACATACAAGATGAACTTTCAATGATGTATCCAGAAATAAAATTCATTGTTAAAGACACTTCTGAAGGAGGTATGAAAAAAATTATTATAAAAAGAGAAAGAGAACTAAATAAAGATTTAAATGAAAATTATATAATTAATAAAATTAAAAAAGAATTATATAAATTAAGATAATTATATTATATACTATAAAAATAAAAAAACGAAAGTAAATAGAAAAAATTTCACAATAGTATATTTATATAATAAAGATAAAATAAAGTTATAAAAAAATAAAAAAATGGCTGATTTACTGATGAAAATGCCGGTTCCTTATGAACCCAAAAGGCAAAATCGATTTATATTGAGATTTGATTCTACGTTAGGTATTAACGAGTGGTTTGTTGAGAGCGCGGCAAGACCGTCCATAACCATCAATCCTGTTGAGATTCCATTCTTAAACACTTCAACTTATGTTGCCGGTAGATTTAAATGGAATACCATTAACGTTAAATTTAGAGACCCAATAGGTCCTTCGGCATCCCAAGCTTTAATGGAATGGGTTCGTTTATGTGCTGAATCAGTTACGGGTCGTATGGGTTACGCGGCAGGTTATAAAAAAGATGTTAATTTAGAAATGTTAGACCCAACAGGAGTTGTTGTTGAGAAATGGATTTTAGAAGATACATTTTTAACATCGGTTAATTTTGATTCGTTAGCATATTCTCAAGACGCAATTGCAACAATCAGTGCAACACTTCAGATGGATAGATGTATATTAGTATATTAATTTACTGAAAAAAATATTTTCAATCCCATACAATATGTGTGGGATTTTTTATTTATACTATTTATAATACTAAAAATTAAGATATTTTTAATTATAAAAACTTTTTAATATGGATGATAATTTAATGCAAGCAGCAACCGAAAATTTTAGTTTACCTCATGATGTGGTTCAATTACCAACGGGAGGTGTTTTCTATAAATCAAAAAAGAAATCCGTTAAAATGGGTTATCTAACCGCAAATGATGAAAACATTTTAATGAGCGCGGTTCAAGGAAATAAAGACGGAATTGTTATGTCTTTATTAAGAAATAAACTATATGAACATGATTTAAGACCTGATGAACTTCTGGATAGTGATATTGAGGCTTTATTAATCTTTTTAAGAAATACTTCTTTCGGACCTGAGTATTCGATAACACTTATAGACCCTATTACTGATAAAAAGTTTACTACCGATATTTTACTTGACGAACTAAATATAATAAAAACTAAAGTTAATCCTGACGAAAATGGAATGTTTACCACTGTATTACCTAAGAGTAACGCGACTGTAAAGTTGAGGCCTTTGTCTTACGGTGAAGTAATTGAAATTGATAAAATGGCAGACCAATATCCGGCTGGTAGAATTGCCCCAAAAGTAAGTTGGAGATTGATGAAACAAATTCAAGAATTAAATGGTAGTTCAGACAAGGGAGTAATTTCAAAGTTCGTAGATGTATTACCAATAGCGGATTCTAAATACATTAAAAAATTTTTAAAAGACAATGTCCCGTCATTAGACTTAAATAAAACTGTAAGAGCCCCATCAGGAGAAATGGTAACAACTGAGATTGCCTTTGGGGTTGAATTTTTTCGGCCTTTCTTCTAATTATAGACAATTTATTTTTGACGAATATTATTTAATGGCTAAAATTTTGAGTACTTCGTACTCTGATTTTATGTCCATGCCAACCTATACTAGAAAATATCTTGTTAATAAAATCATCGAATATAACACTCCAAAAACTTAAATAAGATATTTATATTAAAACTTAAATAATGGCAGATGGTGATAAAAATCCTTTAGAAGGAACTAAAGATTATTTAGACAAATTTCGTAAAGATTTAGAAAACATTTATAAGGAGGCATTTAATCCCAAAAATATTGCTGACCAAATGTTAGACTTAGACCAAAAAGCGTCCGAAGTCGCTAAAACATTTGGTGTTGGTAGAGACAATATCTACAATATTAATAAGGGTATAACCGAAGCGATAACTAATGTTACGCTATTAGGTGGTTCATATCAAGACGTTGCGGACATTCAAACGAGTATTGCAACAAATCTAGGTAGGAATGTATTATCAACTACAGAAACGGTTGAAAGTTTATTTAAAACTTCACAAGTTGTTGGAGAAACGTCTCAGGTTTTGGTTAAAAGTTTTAAGGATGTTGGTATGTCCGCCTCATTTATTGAGGAAGAAATGACAAAAGTGGTTAGTCAAGCCAGAAGCATTGGGGTTAACGCTCAAGCGGTGTCAAAACAAGTAGTATCGAATATGTCAGACTTGAACAAATTCAATTTTGAAGGAGGGGTTCAAGGAATGGCAAAAATGGCAGCACAAGCGGTTAATTTAAGAGTTAATATGAAAGATACACTTGCGTTAGCTGAAAAAATGTTTAATCCCGAACAAGCGATTGAAATGGCAGCAGCAATGCAAAGATTAGGTGTGGCACAAAGTGATTTATTAGACCCATTAAGATTAATGGAGATGGGACAAAATGACCCCGCGGAGTTACAAAACCAAATTGCTGAAATGACAAAACAGTTTATCACAATGGGTAAAGAGGGTAATTTTGAAGTTATGCCGGGTTCTAAATTAAGACTACAAGAAATTGCTAGAGAATTGAATATTAATTATGGGGAATTGGTTAAGATGGGTATGGCAGGGAAAGAATTGGATGAAAAATTAAATAGAATTAAATTCCCACCAGGCGCTTTTACCGAAGAACAAGAAAAGTTTATTGCAAATATTGCCGAAATGGATAAAGACGGTCAATTTAAAATTAAAATTGACGGTGAAGATGTTGGTTTGGAGGAGGCAATGAAAAGGTTTGGAGATAATTCCGATTTACTTACCCAAGTTATGAAAGATAGCGAACCAAAATCAATGCAACAATTGGCTGAAGAACAATTAAGTACCTTAAAAACCATAGAAAAAAATATGGAGGCCGGACAACAAATTGGTTTTGCCGCGGCAGGCAGTCGATTCGGAACGGACGCTACTAATTTAACAAGGGCAGCAACCACAACAGGGGGACAATTAGTTAGGGCAACTTTGGGTAAAGACGTTAAAGGACAAAGTAAAGTAATTGATAGTGTTTATTCTTCTGCGGATAGTTTAATTAAGGTTTTAACAGGACCCGGTTCTTTGGAAGAAAAAACAAAAAAAACTGCGGATATTATGGCAAAAACCGGCAATGATTTTAAAGACGCATTAAAAGGGATTAATGATGTTGGGGGTAAAGCAAAAACGGAATTAGATAATTTAAGAGCGTCAGGTAATAAATTAGTTAGTATATTTGATAATATTGCAGGACTATTTTCTTCAGATAAAGGAAAGACATCCAAATCAGCGGTACCACCTTCACCTAAACTACCTGAAACTAGCGAAAAAGTTAATAGAGTTATAGAAAGTGCTGGTATTACGGTTGGAAAATCAGGAGGAGAAACCTCAAGTGCTCCTTTGGACCTTGTTGTTACTATTAATCACGACTTTAAAAATGTTCCAACTAATATAGATATAAACCAACTTAAAGAAGCCTTAAAAGTCGCCGTTCCTGATAAAGAAATTGCGAATGTTATTAAAAATGAAGTCGAAAAAATCACTAAAGATAGTGGCTTAAAAGGAATACCAACTGGAGGTCGGTAATAAGTTTTAATAGTAATGTTTTATAAAAAAATAAAAATTAATCTATTTATATTATAAAATATAAAATATGTCCGTAAGTCCTCTTTCTTTTGTTTCAACAAATAGTTTTAGAACCGTTTTAATGGGTAAAAATTTACCCCCTTATAGTGTTCCGGGATTTTATAGACCACAAACAGGAGAAGTAAATTACGAGACTCAAATAAATGTTTCAAATGTTATTGATTCGCCAGGAGAATTAATAAATTCGGACCCATTTGCACAACAATTATATCCATTAAATCAATATGGACCTACAGGAGGTTATCAATTAGGAATTACATACAATAACTTATCACAACCTGTTGATTCCAATCAAGGAGAATATAATATTATTGATACAAAGCTCGACATAATAAACGAGTTTTATATTGATACTGCATCTATTGTAAATGAATACATACCAATTGGTGGGTATAGTGATATGTATGAAATTGGTGACTTAGAACCAATAACAAGAGCCAATCAACCATATTGGGAACCCCCTTCATTTAGACCCTCAAGTTATACTCCGTATCAAATTTTATTATCAGATAATCCATCAGGAACCAACGGAACATTATCTAATGATTCATTTATCGCTAAATTAGGTGCGATAAAATTAAGAGAGGCATTACAAGCAAGAATTGACGCGGAAATTTTTCAAAACACTTTTGGTACATTAAATGTACAAGGTTTAACAGACCCATTTCAAGCAAGTTTAATTGCGACAGGACAACAACCTTTAATTTATAGAAATTGGCAAATAACAAGACCCGAAAATCCATTAACGTCTGCGGCAGATTTTTTAACAAGACTTACAGGTTCTTATTGGCCGGTATCACCAATACCGGGAGATTATTTTAACGAAAATGAAATTAGAGGCGGAATATACCAACAAGTTTCTAACGCATTAAACGTTACAAATCAATTAACAGGTGGATTTTTAGGACCTATACTTAATAAATTTAGAAACCCTTCAGAAATATTTTTAGCTAATACAGGAAATGCTCAAAGGTCGGTTTTATTTAGAACTCTTGATTTAAATAAATACCAACCCGGGTATAATAAAAATTATGGAGGTATTTTAGGAGTCGCTCAAGGAGCGGTTAATTTGGCGGTCAGTTTAATTAATCCTGACAATGATACTGTTGTTAGTTCGTATTATGTTGGTAGTAGAAATGCGGAACCCTCAACAATAACATCACCACCAAATCAAGTCCCTGTTAATTCCGCCGGACAACAAATACAAGCACCGGTATACGGACCATCTGAATTAGCAATCCTATATGAAGGAAATCAGAATTTATTAAATTTTGGTTTAGCGGGTAAAACATTAAGAGATGGTGGAGGTATTGACGGACAATTTGTTTGGGTTTCACCAAAATACAAGGGAGCTGCCGGATATAAAGCAACTCCTGGAGGAGGTACAGGTAGTTTAGATGAGGAATATAATTTAATTAGTAGTACTTACGAAAAAAATGAATCAACTAATATTACATTTAAAGAAAATTCAATATTAGACCAAACACAAAGGTTAATTGAATCCGCTGATAATGTATCGGGAATTTCTAAATTAAAACACGTTGGTAATGCGATTAATCAAGTTAGCAAAGTATTCAACGATGGGTATAAAGAAATGACTAAGGGTTCACAAGTGGTTTCATATAAAGATTTTACAACAGGGGCTGAAAAAGGTATTGAATATTGTAGAGTGTTTACTAAAGACACCCCTTACTACACCTATGCTGATTTACAGAAAACAGACGGTATAACAGTATCAGGTAGAAGATTTACGAATTCAGTATTTGATAATACCTATAATTTAAATATTGCCCCGATAAAAAATCCAAATTCAACAAACATTATACCAAATAACGATTTAGGTAAAGGAGGATATGCTAAAAAATATATGTTTTCAATTGAAAACTTGGCTTGGAGAACATCTAGTAGACCTGGTTATACTTATGACGAGTTACCTGTTTGTGAAAAAGGACCTAATGGAGGTAGAGTAATGTGGTTTCCACCATACGATTTAAAATTTAACGATACTAGTTCGGCTTCTTGGACACCAACCGATTTTGTTGGAAGACCTGAACCTATTTACACTTACAAAAGTACAACCAGAGCGGGAAGTATTACTTGGAAAATAATTGTTGATAATCCATCTGTTTTAAATTTAATAGTTGAAGAACAATTAAAAGGTGCCAACAATGAAAGAATTAATTCTATATTAGATTCATTTTTTGCGGGATGTGTTAAGTACGACATATACGAATTAGGTAAGAAATTTAATAGAATTAAATCAAAAGATTTGTATTTAATACAAGAAAAATTAAATAATCCAAGATTGACACCTCAAGAAGTTAAAGTTGTTACAAAACAAATACCTAAATCAGACACCACAATAAAAACAAACCCCGAAACCCCACAAGAAAACCCAACACCAAACTATAGTGAATATGAAGGAAGATACGAGGGACTGTCTTTCTATTTTGAAAACGACATACCAAAACCTTCACAAACAAACGCAAATTTCCAACCACTATATACGGCATATCTAGGACTTAAAAATACATATGAGACTACTTCAGCATCAATTTTTGATGAAACAAAGCCTTTCTGTAAAAAAAATGAGACCAATAAAACATATTGCTCAAACAATAAAAGAGTTGGAGAGTTTTTTACAACCGTTATTGAGGATAACTATAATAGATTTGTAAAAACCGAAAAAAACTTAATATTAGAAACTTATAATCTTTTTAAAGAAAACCTCATAGATGGAGTTACTATAGAATTAGTAGGTTCTGCATCGGCTTTGAGTAATGTTGAGTACAATAAAAAATTATCGGAAAGAAGAATTACCGCGGTTAAAAATTTCCTTAAAACAACAACCGCTGAAGGTGGGGTTAAACTCGAAGAGTTTTTTAGTAAAATAAAATTTATTGAATCCGCGCAAGGGGAAATTTCAGTTGCTCCAAAAGGTAAAGATAATAAATTCGGAGATAACGTTAACTGTAATCAAAATATTACTGGAGGTACTGGAACAGTTACAAATGGAGGTTCTCAATGGTATTCAGTTAACGCAATGGCTTGTAGAAGAGTGTCGATTAAATCTATTAAAGTAACACCAATCCCATTATTACCGGAAGTAACAATAACACCAAACCCTGAAGAAACAACAATAACAGAAACATTTACGCCTAAAAAACCTGCACCTGAAAGAACAATAGAACAAGTTGAAAAAGAAGGTATTTCTAAAATAGTATTAAGAAATTTATTAACTGAATGTGATTATTTCTCATTAATTGAGAAAAAAGACCCGATGGTTTACGATTCTATAAAACAAAAGGTAAAATATTTTAGTCCCGCTTTCCACTCAATGACACCTGAAGGATTAAATTCAAGAATAACTTTTTTAAATCAATGCGTTAGGCCTGGAGAAACTATACCGGTTATTGGAACTGACGGAAAACCAAAATATAATGACGCTTTAAATACATCATTTGGTGCACCACCTGTTTTAGTTTTAAGGATTGGTGATTTTTATCATACCAAAGTTATTGCAGAAAGTGTTGCGTTTTCATATGAACCTTTAATATACGATATGAATCCTGAAGGGATTGGTATCCAACCAATGTTGGTTAACGTTACAATGAGTATTAAATTTATTGGAGGACACGGATTAGCAAAACCCGTTGAACAATTACAAAACGCATTATCTTTCAATTATTATGCTAATACTGAAATATATGATGAAAGAGCGGTTTGGACGGAAGACACCTCAAAATTAGACAAACAAATATTACAATCTATAATTGATTCTGAAAAATTGGTAACTAAAAAAGATGTTGATAATAAACCACAAAATAATGGTGGAACAACTATAGGAGAAATTGTAACAAACATTCCTGTGGAAAATGGTCAGACAGGTGAAATTGCGTATTTAAAAATTATGGACTCTTTGTTAGATAACACTAAAAATTACATGGAAACAACTGTAAATACTATGGAGAAATTAGTATTACAAACTAATTTTGGTATAATGCAATTAGTTAGTGATGAAAGAGGGTGTTTTAAAGGGTCAATAAGGGCGACTGAAAGTTCGGTGTTATTATATGGTATTACTAAAAATGCAACAAATAGATTAGACTCGTTATTTCAGAAAGTTATTGACGGAATAAATGATGATACAAATCCATTATTAGCAAAAGTTTTTGAAGGTAGAAGAGATAAATTTAAACCTTCAGACGTTGCGAGTCTAAAAACAAATATGATTAATTATGTTAGCGGACTCAAATCCCAAATAGACTCAACAATTTCAACAACATTACAAGATTTGACAATACAACAACAAGATTTTGTTCAGGTGATTAGAAAATGCGATTTGATTTATCTTAAAACTGATGGTAAAATTTTAGAAACTGGAGAACCTAGAATCTATAATATAACAGAAACTGATATGGTTAGTGAATCAAGTACCTATCAACCCGCAGATACATACATTGAATTTCAAGAAGATTTTAAAACATTACAATCTTGTATTGAAGAATTTAACAATAATATACTTTTAACTTTAGATATTAGTGATGACGGAACTTCATTTTATAATGAAGGGGATTTTAAAATGGCTAATGAAAATAATTTTACCGGGTTAAATAACAAATACTTTTTTATGATTATGTCAAGAATTTTTAATGATAAGAATAAAAAAGAAGAATTTAAGAAAAAAATAATTAGTGGTTCTTTATTAGAAGTTAAATCACCAATTAATCTTAGAAAAAAATTTGACGACTATGTTGATGACTTGGCGGAACAATATTCGGATGAGTTAGATAATGAAGAAAAGAAATTTAAAAATTTAAAAAAATCTAAACAATACAAAGATTTAATTGAAGGAATTACAGAAAAAATGTACCCTAAAGGTAAATATAGAAAATTTGATTACACAACAGTTCCTGATGAAGAAAAAATTGCCCAGCAAACTCAAGAGGTCATAAATCTATACAAAACTGTTAATATTAATACAAATGAAAACGAGTGGACTAATAAAATTAAATTTACATAAAAATGGGAGGACAATATTATAATAGATATAATAGTTTTATTATTAATGGAGAACAAACGATTGTCCCTTATATAAATTTACCAAGTAAAAGTACGGATAAAAGATTTATATATAAAGTAGGACAAAGTAGATTGGATAAAGTCTCACAACAGTATTATAACTCCCCTAATTTTGGATGGTTAATAATGTTAGCCAATCCGATATTTGGAGGTCAGGAATGGGAAATACCTGATGGTACTGTATTGACAATTCCATTTCCTTTAGTAGCTTCTCTACAAGATTATAATAACGAATTAAACAATCATTTCTTCTATTATGGTAGATAAACCAGAAAATATATTGGTCGAATTTGACTACAATAACATTAGCGTTATAGACCCAAATAAAGTTATTGACGAAAACGGTAGAGCCAAAGAAAGAGTTGTTAAACAAGAAAATTTAGTAATGTATGCTAATTTGGAATGTAATGTACTACCAAGAACCAAATTGGCAGTAGGGGTTGCAAATAACGATGCCATACAAACCATATCAATTGCGAGTATTAATTTTTTAAATCCTGGAGGTAAAACTTTTTTAGATAATTCTTGGACTGATGAGTTAACAGGAAAAGACACAATACAAGGTAAAGGAGTTAATCAACCAAAACTTAACGAAATAAAAAACCCTAATAAAAGTGGTGACTACTATATTAGACAAACAATGTCTTCAAACGGAAACCCAAAATCCGTTGACAACGGGTTGTTAGGAATTACTTCAATAGATATACGACAGAATACTTCTTTTATGCCTGTTGTTACCATAAAATTAATTGATGTTAAAGGGAGGGCGTTGTTTGAGGCGGGAGACAGTTCACCATACGCGGCGTTTTTTAACTTACCATACCCAATGTTTCATTTAACTATTAAAGGTTATTACGGTAAAGCGGTAAAATTACCCTTAATGTTACAAAACTTTACATCCTCATACAACTATTCAACAACTAATTTTGACATTACCCTAACTTTTTATACTTACAAATACACAATGTTAGCGGAAATTATGATGGGAGGATTATTAGCGACGCCTAATATGTATAAAAATAATTTAACCGTTGAAACTAAAAAAGGAACTCCGTCTCAATATGTTAATGTTAGAGATACTGTTGTTGAAAGAGGATATCAAAAAATAAGGGAAGTTTATAGTGAATATAAATCTAAAGGGTTAATACCTGAAGATTTTCCAGAGCTAACGTTAGCACAAATGAGGTATAACATTAGTAATTTTGTAAAAAATATTTTTGATTCTTTTACAAAACAAAATATGACCCCATTAACTAATCTTAATGAATATCAAAAAACTATTGATAATTATAGAAAAGATGTTTTTACCGCGGTAAATGGTTCTTGGTTTTCCGAAAACATGGATAATGAAAAATATTTAGTTTTAACTAATAAAACTAAAATTTATACTTATAAAAAAGAAATTACAGACACTAAAGGAGCTAAAAGTAAATTAGAAGAAACAATTTTAAAAAAATATAATGATATTTTAAACGGTAACAAAACTGTGGGTCAGAATGGTTCTTACAAAATTGGAGGTAAAGGACAAAAATCTACAACAATAAAATGTGAAATAACAATAAATGATTTTATTGTTAAGGATGTTATAATAGATTCTGACGTTGATTGGGTTGAAACCTACATAGTTTGGAAAAAAAGTAAAAAAATTCTTGATAAAGAAAGTGAAGAAATAAAAAATTTTAAAAAAGAAGTCCAAGAATCAAATATTTTTAATACAATACAAACTGTAAAACAAAACGGACAAAAAGAAAGAGCGAAAGATTGGTTTGTTTTTCAAGGACCGGCATCAACAAAAGACCCGTTGGCAAAAATAAAATTACCAAGTAAAACTTTTGATGATAAAATCAACGATATATCAAAGAAGTTAAAAGAATATAAAGAAAAAATAGAAACCGATTTAACCGAGGCCTTATCAGATTTGTTACAAAATAAAAATTCTGGACTTGGGTTTATTCCAAATATAAGAAATGTTTTAGCAGTTATATTTGCAAATGGAGAAGGTTTTATAAGATTATTAGATGACGTTCATAAAGAGGCTTGGGATATTAATAGTGACCCAGAATTATTAAAACTTAGAAAAAACGCAATTTTTAATACTGATGTTGCCGGAGCGTCCCAAGATAATTTAACTCCCGGAGACGACAATACTCCAATCTACCCTTGGCCTCAATTAATTGTTTCAACCCCTGGCGAAAATGGGCAAGAAAAATACGAAATAAGATACCCTGGTGATGAAGCGTTAAAAAGTTTAACAAAAGTCGAAGTTGAAGGTTCGTGGCCTGAAGTTGAATTTGTTGAGGAGTTTATTAGAGGTTTGGCAGAAAGACAAACAATTACATCAAACACAATACCCGTAGATAATAATACTATTAATATTAAAAGAGTTTCTTTTGACGCTATAGAATTTCCAATTGGAAATGACGTTTATAGTAATAAAGAAGAAGTTAAATTTTTTTATGAGATATATGAAAGACTAATATTAATTGCGAATATATCAAAATTATCTAGAGCATCATCATCTGTAAGTGATACTGATAAAATAGTTAATTTAATTGCAGAATGTGAAAGTATAAATTTAAACAGTTCTTTATCCAGTGCCGACCCTTTTCTAATTAAAAAATTGACTGATTATGGTTTATCTGCGTCAAATTACTTATTAAGTATTAGACACTTTTCCAATCAAGGACTTGGACAAAGTTGGCAAAATTATATAAGAGGGGTTTTTAATACTAACTACATAAACAATAGAATACTTAACGGACAATTTGATTTTTTAAATCAAGAAATTTTAAATAGCGTTAAAACACAGCCTCAAGTATCAATAAAAAACGAAAACGACATATCAAGTTACATTACTGGGTCAACAACCTCTAATGAGTTTGATTTTACTGATACATACCCCTTTACCGATAATGATTGGGTGAAATTATATTTAGCGAATTCAATCTCATTTACTAATCCAAAAGATTGTTTTAACACCACAAAAGTGTTAAATTATAATCAACAAAGAAAAATAATAACAAATTTTGTTGAAGGCTCTTCAAAAAATATAATAAGACCTGTAACGGTGTTTAATTATCTTAGTGATACTTTAGAGTTTCCTAAAACAATACTTGGAGACCCACTAAACTTACAAATACTTAAATCTTTTTATAATAGTAGAGAAATTAAAGACCAAGTACCTACTGAAGGTAGATTGGTATACTCAAATTATGATAATAATGTAACCGCAACCCAAACAACATCAATATTAAACACACCCTATTTTATAAATTCGATACAGGAAGGAATACAAAATTTTAGAGATTTTTCACCTTATCCTTTTGTGTCAGCGGCTTACTATTTTATTAATAGTTTACCAATTGCAACTTTAAGAGAAAAATATAAAAGTTACGAAAACAATTCAACAATTGAATTAGATTACATATTTGCAACCATAAAAAAATATGGTGCAATACATAAAGTACCATACGCTTGGGCTTTAAAACTTGGTTCGGTTTGGCATAGGTATAAAAAACATATTGAAACTGGAGTTGATATTTTAGATGCTAGTTGGAATAATTTTAATTACGTCAATAACTATGACCCATTAACCGACAACAAAGAAAAAGTATATAGTTTAAATTTTAATAATTCACAAATTGATATTGTCTTACAGAAAAATACTATTATTGGGTCAGAATTATCAACATTAATAAATACCGGATTTTACCCGAAATTAATTAATGATTTTAACGTATTTTACCAAGGTTTTGAAATTTATACAGGTTATACCGAAAGCGACATCCAAACCGGATTTACGTTTGGGGTTAATTTAAATTATGCTAATGACGCGATTGTTAATTTATATGAAGGGTTTGACGAATCAATACCAAATAGAGATTTAAGAATAATACCTTGGTCAGTTTCAGTTGATAATTTTTCCGATACAAAAAGTATGTTTGTTATGCCGTCTCACGGTTCATTATTTAATCAAACATTGGCGGAATGTTTTAATATTCAAACAGTACCGACTTATAAAATAACTAATGAAGTTTTTGATAATCAAGCAATGTATGATGGTTCTGTCAGACTTTTTTGGGCGTCACCAAATTATGGGTATTTTGATAATTCAAAAGTAACTAAACCTCAACCTGATGAATATTTTAAAAAAATATTAAATGATGAAAGAATCCAAGAAAGTTTTTCAATAAGCGGAAACGGTTCTTACACTAAAATAAGTGAAATTTTTTCAGTTTTTGAAAAAAATATTTTAGATAAATTTGAACAAATGTTTTTAAATTTTTCTAAATCAATATACGATAGCGATTTAGGTAATCTAACGACAGACCAAGTACTATACACCGAATCTGGAGGAGATACCGACTTACCATCTCAACAAATATATAAAAATTTTCAAGCCCTTATGACAGAAATGATGAGGGTTAATAAAGAAAACGAATACGAGAATGGCACTGATTTTGTGACTAAGGTACAATTAGCACAATTTAATAAAATTGGTGAGATAATAAATGGGTTTTTAAATTACGATGTTGTTTTTAAACACGGAAACCCATCTTCATTTGATTTAAAACTATTTAAAACGTTTTCACAATCCGATTTAACAGACCCATATACTTGGGAATCATATAACGCAACAACACCTGACGCATTACCTTTTAATGGAGGCGGAGTAACACTATCTCAATCTAAAATAAATTACCCTAATGAATGGAAAACATTAGAAACTTATGTTGGTTTTTCAGAAATACCTGAAATGGAGTATAAAAATAACGGTTCTTACATTACCGATTTTTTTATTGATTTTGGAGTTGCTTTTAAACAAGAAAACATTATTAATTTCGCCCCAATAATTAAAATTTATGCGACTCAAAAATTATTAAGTAAAAAAAGTAACACATCACCACCACCAACAACGACAAATCAAAATTCTTACGCAATATTACAAAATGGTAATATTGTTGAAGTTTTTAAGGGTCCGGGGCCTAAAAGTAGGGCGGTTTTATTTACACCAGACAAACAAACGATATTGTCAACAACAACCCCATCATTCCAACCTAACGATAATGTATTGATTGAGGAAATAATATTAGGTTACTATCAGGCGTCATTACAATTAAACCCTATTGTTGAAAAATACATTAGACCTACAACATTAACACAACAACCTTCAGCAAGTAAAAAGTTTAACTTAACAACTTTCTACACATTAATGACAAGTTTTTTAGAAAATAACTTGAGTTTTCAAAATAAAATTTTGGATAACTTAATGATTAAGGTTAGAGATACGCTACCAAAAACAACAATCACGGTTGAAGTTAGAAAGCCTTCAGAAATAAATGGAGGAACACAATCTAAATCAGAACTTTACGAGTCATTCAAAGCACTTAATGATAAATGGATTGCGGGATATGATATTAAAAATAAAACATTATTTGAAGATGTTCTATTGTTAGATAGAGCTAGCAGAAATATAGGTGAAAAAATATTAGTTGATATTTTTAAACTACAAAATAGACTTGAGAACATTGATTCTCAAATTGATATGTTAACCTTTGTTCAAACTATATTAGTTGAAAATCATTTTATCGTTATGAATCTACCAACGTACGTTAATTTTTATAACGTACAAGACGCGGTTAAAAACCCAATACCAAAACCAGAAGGAACGTTGGAGTTTGCAAACACATTATTTGGAACGTTTTTAAATGTTGATTACAGAAACTCATCCTCTAAAATGGTTTGTTTCTACGGAGGTAAACCAAGTGAACAATTAGATTTAAAAAATAATGTTGATTATAGATTTAGAAATGACGCGTTTGATTTAAGAAGAGCTAGTGATAATCCTTTGATTGAAAATCAAATCGATAAAAAAGATTGGGCGTTTTCTAATAAAGTTGTTGGATTTAATATAGATATAGGTCCCCAAAATCAACAAATATTTCAGGGATTTGATGTTAGTCAAACAGCTGGAAAGGCAACCGCTGAAAGTATTGAAGTGATAACTCAAATGGGTAATCAAAATCGTAATAGAAATGGAGCAACTCAAAGCGTATCATTGTATAACTTATATAAAAATAGAAGTTATAGATGTCAAGTAACTATGATGGGAAATGCACTAATACAACCCACAATGTATTTTAATTTAAGAAATGTCCCAATGTTTAGTGGACCTTATATGATATTAGAGGTTAGTCATAGAATTTCACCGGGAACATTTACGACTTATTTTACAGGAATAAGACAACCAACCGCATCATTACCAATACTCGATGACTACTTACAATCATTAAGAAAAAATTTACTACAGTCAATTATTGAAAAAATTGAACAAGATAAGAGAGAACAAGAGTTACAAGCAAATAGCGGAACAACAACACCAACTAATGACGCTAATACAACTTCGTTAGAAAATTGTACAACTATATCTAAGTATTCTAAATACACATTAAAAACACCAACAAAAACAACTGCCACTGTTGAAAACGTTTATGATGCAATTAAAAACATTACAAATTCTGTTTTATTAAGGAAAGTAATTTTTTGTAGAATGTATTTTGAAACTGGAGAAGGACCTAAATTCTCAACAAATGAATACAATTATGCCGGAATTACATTAGATGGTAATTGGGGAGGTGCGGACAGTTTTTTTGAAAATAACTATTATTGTAGCTCAAAAAAATACCCATACGCGGTTTTTAGTTCTTTATCAAATTCAATTAACTTTCTAAAGGCTAGATTAGAACCAAGAGTACAACAATCAATTAATGATGGAACTTTAGTAGACACCTTGGATAGTATAACAAAATTTGTTATTTTAAATTATTCATTTGAAACCGCAACAGATGAGGATTATGAAAACACCTCATCTGAGGCGATACAGAGTTATAAAGCCAAAATGAAAAAGGCTATTACTTATTTTGAACAATTAAAATCAAGATAATTTAAAATTTGATAAATTTTAGATATTTATAAATAAAAAGATTATGAGTACAAAATTAATATTGGATAGCTATCTTGGTAAAAACACAAGAACATCCGAAAAAGACTTAGGTAATGGTTCTAAACAAGTTTGTGATTTAGATACTGGAGAATGTTATACTGTAAGAATGAAAGATGGTCTTATTGAAAGAGTTGATAATACTATGAAAACTAATAAAAAAATCCAAGTTGAAACCACTACGGGTATAAAACAATTATTAAACGGATAAATAAAATGAGTATCGATAAAAAAATATTAAACGAAATTAATAGATATAAAAGTATTAATAAGTATATAATGGAACAAGATGTTCCACCACCAGCCGAACCTATATTACCTCCACCACCAGGAGACCCAGCGGCAGGAGCACCACCGACAGACCCAGCAGCGGCAGGAGCACCACCGACAGACCCAGCAGCGGCAGGAGCGCCACCTGTTGAAGAAACGCCTCCACCAGCACCTGTTGATACTACAACCGACCCGGATGTTGAAAAAATAGGTGATGAAAAAGAAGGTAAAAAAGAATTAGAAATTACAGACTTGGTTAAGTCTCAAAAAAATGTTGAGGATAAACAAGAAGAATACTTTAATAATTTATTTAAGTCATTACAAGATTTAGAAGAAAAATTATCTAATATGGACATGATTGTTAATAAATTAAACGATATTGAAGCAAAGGTTGAAAAATATAGAACTAAAACTCCTGAAGAAAAATTAGAATTAAGAAGTTTAGATTCAGGACCTTTTAATCAAAAATTATCACAATATTTTGAAGATAAACAAGGTGATTTTGAAAAACAAGGTAGAGAAGAATACATTTTAACAAAAGACGAGGTTGAAGATTTTTCCCCTTCAGAAGTTAAAAAAAGTTTTAGAAACTTTGAAGAAGGTAGAGACGATGAACCAAACGCTTTTAACCAATTTAAATTTTAAGTAATGGGGAAGAAATTCCCCAACTTATTTGACATTACAAAGGCTGACACTTATATTTTATCATAAACAATTAAATAACACGAAAAAATGGCGACAAACAATTCACTCGACGCGGTACTAGCACAGTACGAAAGTTCAAAACAGGGGTCTTCATCTTCCTCTAAAATGTCTCAAGACGAAAGGATGAAAAAATACTTCGCAGCAATCCTTAAAGACAACGAAAAACAAGGACAAAAACGATTAAGAATTCTACCAACAAAAGACGGTTCTTCACCATTCAAAGAAGTATGGTTTCACGAAGTTCAGGTAGATGGTAAATGGCAAAAATTCTATGACCCGGGTAAAAATGACAATGAACGTTCACCTTTAACTGAGGTATACGAAGAATTAATGGCAACAGGAAAAGAGTCAGATAAGAAATTGGCAACACAATACAAACCACGTAAGTTTTATATTGTTAAAGTTGTTGATAGAGATAACGAGGCTGACGGAGTTAAATTCTGGAGATTCAAACACAACTATAAAAATGAAGGAATCTTAGATAAAATTATTCCAATTTGGAGAGCAAAAGGAGATATCACAGACCCTGAAAAAGGTAGAGATATTATTCTTGAGTTAACCAAAGCAAAAACACCAAACGGAGCGGTATATACAGTAATTCAAACAATTATGTATGATGACCCGGCACCGATTCACGAAAAGAAAGAAACAGGTGATTCTTGGGTTAATGATGAATTAACATGGGAAGATGTGTATTCTAAAAAACCTGAAGAATATCTTGAAGCTATTGCAAGAGGAGAAACTCCACGTTGGGATTCAGACGCAGGTAAATACGTTTACGGAAATTCTGACGAACAAACAATTGATATGGGTAGTAAGAAATCTACAAAAGACCCACAGGCTGACGCAGAACCTGATGAAGATATGCCATTTTAAAATTTATTAATCATTGCGTGGACAAATCGTCCACGCTTTATTACATTTAACTTATGAGAAAAGAAAACAAAATTACAGAAAAAATGTATGAGGCTTTATGTGCCAAATACCAATCACAAGCTTTAGAAGCAGAAGCATCACTACTTGTTTATTTTACTTCACCTGTTGGAATTGGAGAACATCCACAACATATTGAAGAAATGGATAAACTTGTTGAAAAGATTGCTAATGCAAAAGACAAATTAGAAACAATCAAAGAATTTTATAAATACGAATAATGATTTCTGTTTTAACTTTGACTTACGGAAGAAAAAAGTTATTAGAAGAATCTATATTTTCATTTTTACAACAAAACACCGATAAAAATGAAATGGTCATTATAAATGATGAAGTTGGGGTTAAATATAAATTAAATTATTCTAACGTAAAAATAATTAATTTAGATAAAAGATTTTCAAGTATATCTAAAAAATTAGAATGGGGGTTTAAACAATGTAAATATGAATACATCTATAGATTAGATGATGATGATTTACTATCACCAAATGCGTTAAAACGAGTTGAAGAACAGATAATTGAAAATCCTAATTATGAGGTTTATAGAAATTACAAACATTATTATTTTGAACATAATAAGTTTTTGGGTGTTAATGAAAGTATAAACACCGGAAATGTATATACTAAAAAATATTTAAATCGTATTAATTTTGGCGATAAAAATTTTG